GTAACTAATTCAATTTGTGCGCCTACTTCTGCTGTAATAACAACCTCTTGACCTGTTTCAGATGTTCTAACCTCAACTGGAGTATCTGGTGGTAAATCTGCTAATTTAATTCCAGCATCCGCCACTTGTTCTTTTGTAAGATTTTCACCTTCTGGAACTGATTGAATTAATGCATCAGCAACAATATCTTTTTCTGCTTCAGATAATTTACCATCTGAGCTAGCTAACGCAACAATTGCTGCAACATCTTCTTTTGAAACTTCTCCATCTGATGCAAGTGCTTCTAGTACCGCTTCTTGATCTGATATAGAAACTTTACCATCTTCTGATAATGCTTCAATTAATTGATCAGTTTCTTTTGCATCAATTTCACCATCTGCAGCCATTGATTCTGCAATTGCTTCAACTTCTGTACTATCAATTTTACCATCTGCTAATGCATCATCAACTGCATTAGTTATGTCTTCTTCAGAACCCGCCTCTGGTTCTTCTGCAGGTGGCTCTTCTGCAGGTGGTTCTTCTGCAGGTGGCTCTTCTGCAGGTGGTTCTTCTGCAGGTGGCTCTTCTGCAGGTGGTTCTTCTGCAGGTGGTTCTTCTGCAGGTGGTTCTTCTGCAGGTGGCTCTTCTGCAGGTGGTTCTTCTGCTGGTGGCTCAACGGCTGGTGGCTCAACGGCTGGTGGCTCAACGGCTGGTGGCTCAACGGCTGGTGGCTCAACGGCTGGTGGCTCAACGGGAGCGGGTGGAGTAGGAACTACTACAGGAGTTGGGGCTGGAATTGAATTTATAGTTGTTTGTGCCGTTTCAATAATTGTTGGAGCAGTTAATACTTTTTCAACTGCAGTAGATACTGTTGCAAGGGCTTCTATTTTATTAGTAAGGGTTGTAGTTGCATTATTTAGCGTTGTTATTGTATTATTTGAAATAGTTGCAATAGGGGTAATTGATGCACTACTTGCCGTATTTGCTGCTACAACTGTTGTAATTGCAGAGTTTAAGGCAGCAATTTGTGCATTTGCTGTTTCAATTGATGCTTGAATTGTTGCAGTATTAGGATCTGGTACTGGAGTAAATGCCGCTCCTTGGCTTATAGCTCCATTAAACCCAGGACCTGAGTTAGTGTCTGTAATAGGCGTGACTACTCCACCCGCAGTTTCTCTTACATTAAATCTAGTTCCATTAGGAATTGGCCCAGTTACATTTACATCTGCCGACCATGCACCATCTGCTGGATTAACATCAGCATTAAATCTAATTTGTGTCATTTGTGTATCAGCAGTCATTTGTGGATAGGGTCTTACATCCCATGCAATAGATAATGTATTTGTGGTTGTTGAATATGTGACCCCAGATCCATTACTCCATGTAGTCCAGTCATATCCTGCTATAGAAATAGAGGGAGCATTAGGAGTTGAATAGTAGTTCCCGCCTTCATTTACTCCGAATGTAATTGTTGCATTAGATCCCACATAAACATTTGAGTAGTTAACCCCTCCCATTTGTAAATTAAATGGCAAAATCATTCTAACGCCAGCATCATCTGTATTTGCTAAAACATTCCGTGTTGTTCCAATAGTGGCTACTAAGGCATTTACCGCATCCTGTGCATTATTAATTGCAACATTTGCCTGAGTTAATTGTGTTTGTGCTTCTGTCCGTGCAGGTGCTACTGCTGCTACTGCCGTTGTTGCTGTAGATACTGTTGCAGTAGCTGTATCTATTGCTGTTTGTGCTGCTTGAACTAAACCTGTTGCTGTTTCTGATTGAGCAATTTCTGTTGCAATTGCTGTAGAAACTTGAGTTACTGTTGTAGGAGTTTCTGTCATTAAAGGAGCTGCAGTTGATATAACTGTGGCAGTTGCTGACTCTACCACTGGAACTGCCGCAGTAATAACTGATTGAGCCGCTGCTACTTCTGTAGATTGAGTTGTTGCATTTACTGGAATAGCTGCAACTGCCTGTGTAACGCTGGAGACTATTTGAGTAACTGTTTGGGTAACTGCTGTTGCTGTTTCTACCGCTCCAGATACATTTGAAACTTCTGCTACCGCAGTAGTTGCCGCAGTAACCGCAGTATTTGCTGCAGCTACAGCTGTATTAGATGCTGTTACTGCTTGTACTGCTATAGCAACAGTTGCTGTTGCAGTGTCTGACGCTGATATGGCTTGAGAAACTTCTGTAGTTGCTATTGAAAGTGCTGTGTCAACTGCTTGTTGTGCAGGACTCACTACTACTTGTTCGGCTGGCGTAGGCACATTATCTGCATATGCAATGTTTGGGCCAAAAAGGAAAAGCCAGCCAATAATAAACAGGCTGGTTAAAAAGTACTGTATCTTTCTAGTCAACTAAGGCTCTCCAAAGTAAAACAATATTTTTGTTTACTTAGTAATTATAGCACAATAGTATATTTAAATTAATTAATTATTATCTGTTTTATAAAAGCCAGTACCTTTAAACTGTATTCCAAACGGTGTAAAGTGTCTTGTCATTTGTGACTCACATTCAACACATGTGTACCCTGGATCAGTTTCTGTTATTGATCTATGAACTGACATTGATGCATGTGCATCATCATATGAACATTTGTATTCGTATACTGGCATTACCTATCCCTTAATTATAGTGAGCAGTTTGGGGACATACTCAGGTCCATCCAGCGGGTAGCGGCCCGCTATCTGCGACTCCCCGATGAAGGGGTGCAGATTTCTATTATACCTTATTTGATTTTAATTGTTTTTGGTTTCTTTTCTTCTGGAACAATTCGTTCCACAAAAATATTAAGAAGACCATTTTCTAATGAAGCATTTGTGACTTCCATATACTCTCCAAGAGCAAAAGTACGAGTAAATTTCCTAGCAGCAATTCCTTTATGAACCACATGCTTTGGAACATCCTCTGTAATGTCTTTTCTTTCGCCCTTAACCACAAGTGTTCCATTATCAACTTGAACAGAGATGTCCTCTTTGCCGAAACCAGCTACTGCTAGAGTGACAATGTATTCATCATCATCATGTTGAAAAACATCATATGGTGGATAGGATTCGTGAATTGCTTCACGATGTATATTATTAAGACGGGCTAGATCTCTATTAAAGCCAATAAAAAAAGGATCATTAAATAGATCCATGAATTGTGTTACCATGTTATTCCCCTTTCAAGCGAATAAATTAATATATGGACCCTCTAATGAGCGATCCATATATTATTATAGCAAAATATTTCTAGTTTGTCTACTTCTTTTTAGCCCTTACTTTTGCAAGTGCCTGAAAGTCTTTTACCTTAGTATCTCCTAGGTATCCCCAGGCATATCCTTCGGCAATCATCTGTTCATTTATAGAAACTTTAGATCCATCTAGGTATACCCAACCAAGGATACGTCCATATTTTTCCGATGAGTCCATTTTTTCTGTTTTAATGATTACTTCTTTAGCGTCTTTAATCTTAGACTTAACATATTCTTTAGCTTCCAACCCTAAGACTTTTTCTGCCTTATCTGTTGTCCTACTTTCTGGAGTATCAATTCCAGCAAGTCTTACTCTTGAACTAAATGATATATCAAAACCTAGATCAATTTCTACGTCTATTGTATCTCCGTCTACTACGTTAGTTACTTTCTTAACATGGTATTCGTACATTATTTTTTCTTTACTGTAGCTTTTACAGTGGCTGGCTTTGGGGCTGCTGCATCCCAATCTGGACGAGCAACTGCCATTACTAGGCTGTATGCTCTCTTCTTAAGAAATACGCCGTCTCCGTTTGCTTGTGATCCTTTTTCATTACCTGAAGTGTTTCCTTCAAAACAATGTAGATTCTTTCCGTCATTCTTGTAAACAATTCCAACGTGTTCTGTATCTGTTGGCGTCTTGTCGAAATTAAAGAATACAACATCACCTGGTTGTGCCTGTCCAATTGGAACAATTCTCTTGTTCTTTGCAAACCATTGTGCTCCTGCATCGCAAGATGCAAAGCCTTTCTTTGTTGAAGCTGCAACTAGATGAACTAGACCTGCATCATCAAAGCATCCTGAAACAAACATTGCACACCATGGTTGGTGATTCATTCCGTAACGCTTACCAAAAATTGTATCGTTGTTTGGTCCTTCTGAGTATCCTTCATCAGCATACTTTTTTGCCGCTGCCAAAACTTTTACAGCTAGTGGGTGTCTTACGTCTGCCATTTTTATTTCTCCTTTATTTTAGTTGACTTGCTTATAGTATATCATTTTTTTATTTTTGCTTTGGGTGAAGGAGTCGGACCTTCATTTACAGGTTCGGAACCTGGCGTACTGCCGTTATACGAACCCAAAGTGGAGCGGATGATCAGAATCGAACTGACCCCTTCTGCTTGGAAGGCAGAGGCACTACCAATATGCAACATCCGCGTTGCGCCCTTAAAGAGATTCGAACTCCTGGCCTAACGGGTAGAAACCGTCCGCTCTTCCGCTGAGCTATAAGGGCATTTAATCATTTGGAATATCTTCTTCGTGCATATCAATCTCTACTAACCCTAAATCTTTAGCCATCTTATGACCTTCTTCTGACATTTCTATTGTTGCTTCAAGGTTATCGTCATATGTTACATTTATTAATCCAGCCTCGTAAAGCTGTACTAATGATCGATCAACATGCTCTTGATGAGCCTCCCAAAGTTCTGGTGCTATTTCTTTTGCTTTTTCTGTAATCTGAAAAATAAATTCTCCATGCTCATCCATTCCTGCTAATTCTACTGCACCCATTTCTAAATACATTGACAACTTCTCATCATCATCCATGGAATCTCCTTGTGCAACAAGTAGGACTTGAACCTACGATTACCGAATTATGAGTTCGGGGCTTTAACCAACTAAGCTATTGTTGCTTAGTAATCTATTGTATCGTGCCGTCTTCATTCTTGTCAATAGTTTCTTCTACTATTTGCTGTACATACTCAGAAAAATGTTTTCTAATATTTCCCATAGGCCTATATCCAGCAGATTTCCAGATCCTCTTATATTCAATTACATTGGTAAATGTAGTTGGACATAATGTTATTCCATTATACTCTTTCAGTACAGTTGGAAGTGGAACATGCTTGCCACAACATTTACATTCTTTAGCTTTTTCTTGATAAGTGCTCATATTATTTGCATCCTGTCCATTGCGTCTCTTAAATTTTCTGGCATTCTTGGTGCCCTTATCATATTGTATGAATCTGTTTCTCCGTCATTTTTTGTTCCAAAGTCATTGTCATAACTCATAGACTCATACGTATGTATATTTATTTCTTCATTTGTATCAAATTTACTTCTGCTTATAGCATTATAAATAGCTCCACAAACTGCGTCCGCCAAGTCTTTTGAACCTTTTCTTGGGTGGTCAACCCTATCTCTCATTATCTTAAGCTGTAGCAATTCATCGATAAGTAATTGTATGTGTGGTCCAGACAGTCTTTCTTCTGCCACGATCATAGCCATATCATCATAATGTTTTTTAGCGACAGACAGAATCTCTGTATTGATGCCGTATTGTTTTAGTTGTTGCATCATATCATGAGAGTTCCATCTGTCAAAAGTACACACTCTTATTTTAAATCCTCTTGTTTTTAATGAAAGAATATAATCTTTGACTTCGGTAAAATCTACAGACTTATCTTTTGTTGGTGTCCAAAATCTTACTGCGTCTATCTCAACAATTGGTGCTGGTTGAGAGTAAGTATCAGTAACCTTAATATTAACCCATTTATTTACATGCCCCATTGCTACCGCACAATGGTCATGCTTTTGCGCTAAGTCTACATGAAGAAAGTATTCCTTATCGGGATCTGGAATAAACCATTCTTCAAGTCTTCCAAAATTATCTACAGCAAAATGTCCTTTATTAAAAGCTTTCTCAACCTTTTCTCTAGATTTAAAGAACGCATCAACAGCATCAGGTGGCATGCATGCAAATCTAGATAGTGCATCTAGTGGGTTAGTAAAGAATGCTACCTTGAAATCATCAATTTTTCTAACAGGGTTTACTTCCCACGTAGGCCTTTTAAGAGCGTACACCCTTGGTATCTTATATGAAACTATATGGTCCTCTTCCCATTCAACACTAAACTCATTACCCTGAGTGTCATCTGGAAGATCTTCGTCCATCTTAAATTTATGATCACGAATAATAGTTTCTTTTTCCGCCACAACAGCGTTGTATCTTTGCTGTATATAGTCATTTTTGTATCTAGGGAACGAAAGCAGAATAACCTTACCAAAGTCTGGGAAACGAGAATCTACAGATGCACGGTACATGTCATATATAGCTGCACCTGTTTTTGCCTGCTCATGACCCGTTGTATTATCAATTGCAAAGCCTGAAATTTCATCGAGAATAACTACGATTACGTTATAACCTTCCCATGCTTCACGCTCTGAGTGGCCTGAGTGTACTGTAATAGCTTTATCAAATTTAACTTCTGACGCCTTATCGTTATACTTTCCAGCAAACCAAGGTGACTTATCAATGCGTGTTTTAAATCCTTTAAAGAATACATTGCTTGCCTGTTGAGAGTTAATAGCAATGTTAATAATATCAATGCTATCCCCTGGAGGCTTGCCATAATATGTGGCTGGATCTTTAAGACACAATAGTAAATATACTATATATGATACTGCAATAGTTGAGCAGTAATCTTTACCTGAACCTTTTCCTAGTTGAGCAACTACTTCGTTAGCAGTTTGCTTAAACCTTATTCTTCCTTCTTCTTCTCCGAAGAGTTTGACAAGCGTTGACTCTTTATAAATCTGGGAACTTTTTTCGATAAGCGTGTACTGATAGTCGGAAAGTTCTGGAAGCCCAAGGTATTCTGGACTTCTAACAAACGTTTTAAGATCAACTGGTTTTTCATCGAACTCCTCTCCATCGAGCATGTCGATAAGGTCATTAAAATCAAACGACATCGGCTTCCTCTACTGGAACTGACTCAACCACTCCCGTGATCTGAGATAATCTTTTTGCAACTTCCATCTTACATTTAGGGCATGTTGATGTAGTTTCTTTTAAAATTCTAACTAGGATGTCTTGCTTGCGTTCTGTCTCTGCAATTTGTGCAGCGATTTCATTATTTTCTAAAACGCCAATAGATTGCAACATGGCAATTCTTTTAGTTTCGATATCTGCAATAAGCTTTAATGCGCCAGACTTAATGCCTAGTTGTCCAGAGGTGTCTGCATCTTCTACTGTCTTCCACGCCTCTTTGATAAGCATGGCATAATGTTGATCCGCCCCTGAGATGGCCTCTCGGGCACGATCTCGGATATTGCTATCATTGTGTACTACATCTTTCCAGTCGTCAATTAACTCCAAGACTTCCTTGCGCTGCATACCTGTAATTGTGGCGATCTGAGTAGGCGTACTTCCCTTGAGAAGTTCTTCAACCACCCTATTCATTCTATCGAAATGCTGTGATAATTCTATTTCGCTCATTAGTCTATTATACTTTCAGTCGACTAAAATGTCAATTAGATTTGTCCCTTGCAATCTTATATAATACTAAATAACCAATCAAATCATCAATATCATTGTCTCCAGCGTATCCTTGATTATTCTTAACTCTATTTAACTTATCATCAATACGAACTTTTAATTGTTCTGTTGAATCCGCCGTTGAAAATATTCTTGCAGGCTCAAGAGCTGAATTACCATATGATATATTTTTATCAATTAACATATGTGCAATCTCGTGGCAGGTTGACCAAATTTGATTACCTGCTGGCGCACCTACAGATTTTAAATATAAATCACTGCAATTAAATTGAGTAACATCTTCAAATACTGGTTTTAATTTCATTGTGTACCTTTCACTAGGGGATCTTGAATCCATTGAATATAGCTTCCATCATTCCATGCTTGGCTTCCATAAATATGCTTTACAGACTCAAAATGAAATATTCTCCATTGTTCGCCTCCGTAACAATGGAACTTATATAGTTTAGCATTATCAGAAGAATTTAACAATAGATAGTCATCTATAATATTTTCTACTTCTATACCCAAAGATTTTGTAATTCCATTTGTCCATATTGCTGGGCCTGTATGAGTGTGTACAAAATGGTCTGAACCATAACTTGGAGACATTAATTTATCTTTAATTAAATCTAATACTGATTTTAAAATAGGATTGCCTGCTGTTGAGGCAAATGTCCATTGACAAAAGTGTTTACTCGTTTCAGGACATACAATAAAATCTTTATCTTCAAGCATCCATTGTGATATAGGAAGCAGGCATTCTGTATCTAAGTCGGTATACACACCGCCATACTTATATATAACCATATACCTCCAGAGGTCTCCACGCATGACACCGACTGGAAGATTTATAAATATATCGTGCCAGTCTTGTCCGTACTCCTTTAATACAAACTCTCCAGCCTGTAGATCGTCCATGTACCTATGCTCGTACTCTGGATTTAAATCACGCCATGTTTGCATAGAGTCGTACATATAGTTTTTTAAGCTATCATATGGATCTTTATATGTTTGCCAGATAATCTTAGGGATTGTCATTATTAAACTCTGCAATAAATGTCCCAGTTACTTCAAACTTTTTATGCTCAACAATGTGACTAAACTTTTCTAGTACTCTTTCTAATGTCCAGTCTTCTTCTACATGTACCTCATATGGGTTGCCATTGATTGCATCCTGATGGTAATGAATAATAGGAATAGATATGATTGCGTATTTTGCCTGTTTTGAAATCTTATCCCATAGATTTATAGCGTCAGACTCAGACATATGCTCAAGAATATCTCCTAGTATAACTAAATCATATTCAAAGTTTGTCATATCTCTTACATCCATTGCAAATAACTTATCGTATCTATTTAATAGATTAAATTGATCTATGTATGGTTGCCACACCTCTACTGCATTTACTATTACTACCGCCCCCAACCCTTCTCTGATAAGATCCAGATAAGTTCCTTGCCCAGCACCAACATCTAGTACGGTTTGCGGGCGTAACTCAATTATTTTTTGTTGAGCCCATGGTTTATTTTCTGGATTAGAGTATCCCATTTAATACTTCTCTCTTTTGCTTTGTTTGAAATGTTGACTCTATAGGAAATAAAGAACAGGCTGTAGATGATTCTGGTTTTAATGTAAAAATATTAAATAGGTGCGTCTGTCTAAACATATGCCAGTCTAAAGGTAATGATATTCTAGTTGATGACTCGAGCAATCTTTCTGCACCTTTTCTAGTTATAATATAGCATAGGCATGACCAATCTTGATATGGGTAGCATACATCAATAGATCCAAAGTCGTTAGTATGATTATATTTATAAAATTGATCTTCTGGTGCAAAAAGGTGCAGCACATCCCAATCATCTGGCATTTGTAAAATAGAGTCTTTTAATATATCAATAAACTTACGACTATAAACAATGTCATCTTCCATCAATATTAAATAATCTGAATCTGTTTCAAGAAATTTTTTCCATGCTGTTCTATTGCTTGCCCAGATACCGATCTCTCCGTACCTCCACCCCTGCTCACCGTCTAAGGAATATCCTAAAGGATCTACAATAAAATCAGGGTTGTTGTTAGCAAACTTTAAATATTCATCATTAGATGAAATTTTAAATGTTGGTGTATCAAGCTGATCAGAGTATAAAGAAAGATAATCATTAATACTATTTACCAGATGATCCCTATCATTTTGCTGTTCAATGTGAAAAACTTTATGAGTAAATTTCATCTCTTTTTAATTAATCCAAACTGATCTAAGTATCTCTGTATGGTCATAGCAGAAACATTGCATTCTTTAGCTATTTCTGTGACTGTCTTCTTTTGCAAGACATATCTACGGTGTAGCCAATCTTTACTTTGATAATATTTCATCGTTCTGTCAATATACTGTTTGAATAATGTGCAATTCCGAATGAATCTGCCACATCAAAATCTGATAACGCTAGGTTATATTTAGAATTAAAGTAGTCCACTGTTCTTTGTTTACGCATATTACGCAGTTGGTTTTGATACCATGAGTCTGCATACCCTGGATTCTTTACCCTAATAGCCGCCTTCTCTTCCTTGGTTGGATTTTTATTACCTATGTAAGCCTGCCAAGATGAAGGGCCTATTGTAATAACCTTCGCACCAGTAGACATTAGTTCTGCTATAACAACACCATAAACATATGATAGCTTAATTACAGCATCTGCGGACTTAACAAATACTGCTCCTTCAACAACAATATAATCTGATTTAAGTTCTTCTAGCATTGAAGCCATTTTGATCTTAGCATCATGAATCTTTTCATATATGTCATTGCCTGCTAGATTAATCTTACCCCACTTTAATGGAACATCATTTTCCATCAAGCAAAAAGCAATAGAGTTAGTTGAGGCATCTATGCCTAGTACTCTGTTTGCTTGAGTCTTTTTTAAACTAGCTAATGTCATCTATCATCCTAAACAACTTACTTTTGTTTTCAAGGTTTATATTCTTTTCACACGTTGCACAAAAATTACCTTTATTATATCTACTTAATTGATGTCCGCATCTAGAACATGGACGCAAGGCTCCATTTCTAATAGCTTTACGCTCATAATACTTTTCCATAATTCTACGATTAGTAGCAATTCGGCAACATTCATCAGTACAATACTTTTGATTATGCGTCTTTGGAGTAAAGTCTTTTTTACATTCCGAATTGGAGCAGATCATACAGAAGGTACCTCAAACTTTTCAATTTGAACTGTTCCTACTGGTGTTTCTTTAGAATAGCATTCTTTCTTAACTGGGCAATATGTACAAGGCATCTTTGACTTTGTGGCACCAGCGGGTCTCATTGGAAGGTCACCATCTTTAAAGTTGTCCCAGACTTCGCACATCCACAAGAATGTATCTTCGATGATCTTTGTATTCTTTTCATTCATTGAAATTGGAATGACAAGTATCTCCTGTGTGTTCTTATTTTCATACAAGAAAAATCCTTCTTTAGCATTCTTTAGCTTCATGTAGGTTAGCAATTGAAGCATATGATTGGCAGTAGGCTTCATCTCAGACTGTCTTGTATCCCATACTTCTTGCTTAGCCGTCTTGATTTCACCGATTACGGTTTCACCATCGTACTCCATAATCAAGTCTATAAATCCTCTAATAGGTGGATATTCGTTAAGAATCTCCTCTTCTTCTGCCTTAAACTGTGGCATAGATGAAATAAGTTTTTGAAGTCTTTCGTGGGCTTGTGTTCCCTGTGCCATATTAGCAACTGCAACCGCATCATTATCATCAATAAACATTGCACCAGAGAAAGCCATATACCAATATCTTGGGCAGGTTCCATGACCATACCCAAGCGAACTTGGGCTAAATGACTTCTTTGTCATCTCTCCGTCTGCACGTTTTGTATTTCTATATGACTCATCAAGCAGCTGAGCAAATAATTCTGGATCAAAAAATTTGCCTGTGTGCTTTTTAAACTTTAGATTCTTTACTATATCTCTACCCATTTAGGAGTTATACCTCACAACATATTTAAGCGCATCAACCAATTTGTCTATGGACTCTTTTACAGAATAATATATATTCTTTTTATTATTGTTTGCCGTTCCAGCTTTATCCTTAGCAATTGTAGAATACACAGATGCAAGCACTGCAAACTTTGTTGACATTGCTTGAAGCTCCATAATTAAATGTGGCGCTTTTGCTGATGGAACATCAGGATTCATTAATAATTTTACCACAATAGCAAGAGCTTTATCTAAGTGTTCATCTTTCATAAAATCATGAAGGTCATTAAACTCTGTGATATTACTAATTAACTCAAGGGTATTCTTATCCTCTGTCACTCTTAATCCTCTTATCCCACTTATCTATAAATAAGCCCATAGGGTATCCTACTGAAAACCCAATCATTAAACCAATAAGCAATGCTGTCATACAACTACCTTTTGAACAATTGCATACCCAATCCACAGCCCTACAATTCCCATCAAACCAGCAAATACTGGCGGTGCAGGAATTGGTAACTTAAATAGACTAAATACTCCTCCTACTGCAATTCCAGTTAGGGTTGTATATATTAATTCTTTCATTAGAATGGAACCTCAGCTTCTGTAATATCCCACTTAGCTGGTGATGTCCATGCGTCTGACTTAGGGAATTGCTTAGTTCCGCTTGTTTCTCCCTTTGACAGAGACCATGTTGTTACTGCAATTGTGTCTGCATTTACATCATAAGATGTGCGACTATTGCCTTCTTTATCTTTCCACGTCTCTTCATAAATCTTTCCTACAATAACTACCTCTTGGCCCTTTTTCAAAGTAGCAACTGCTTGCTCCGCCAAATTTTTCCACGCCTTAACCGTCCACCAAGATGTATCTTTATCATCCCAGCTACCAGTTGTATCATTCTTTACACGATCATTAGATACAATTCGTAACCTAACGCCGCCTCCATTAAGCTTAACTGGATCTTGCCCTACTCTGCCAACTATTGTAATTGTTGGATTAGCCATTATTGTTTTCCTCCCAAAATGCGATCAAATCTTCTAAGATTGACCACTCAATGATTCCAAGACGAACCTTAGAATCCTCACCGATAATTATTTTAAGAGCAGGATGCATATCTCTGCTTACCTTAAAAGTATCTGTACAGATTTTAGCCCATACATCTTTATTTAAATTAAATGATGCTTTGGCTTCTTTATAATCTACAAGAAACTGATTCCATTTAGCATCACCTTTTTGATAATCGCCACGGCCACTATTTTTTTGAGCCTTAGCACCATCACGCTTTACTTCTGATCTTTCTGACATTAACCAACCGTATACGAATTTTTATGGCCATCAGGGCATTCCCAAGATATAACCATATTAATTGCATCCCAGTAATATATGTCAGAATTCTTATCACACTTTGAGCAAGGCTTAATTCCATCAAACTTTTCCAGTTCGGTAGCCATTATTTTTTCAGGCTTATTAAGAAACTCATTAATGTTTGGCATTTATCTCTCCGATTAAGTTGTCTACAACATCTTGATTTTCCTTTAAATATGCTACAGCCTTTGCACGTCCTTGAAAACGTTCTCCATTTACTGTATACCATGCTCCACCTTTTTCTATGATTCCGCACATTTCTGCAACATCTAAAGTTTCTCCAACACTATCTACACCCAGAATATCCCCTTGGTAGTAGAAGTCGTATTGTCCTGATAAATTTGGGGGGCCAAGCTTGTTGTAATCAATAATCCAGTTAACTGGCCTGCCAACTCTTTGTTCAATAATTTTGTCGCCAACTTTAATGCCAGCTTTGATAGCGTTAGCCTCAGCTTCAGACGACCAGAGTTTAATGACAGTGGAAGAGAAGAACTTGACTGCCATGCCACCCGTTGGGATGTGACTAGCATGCATAGATCCAAACTGATTTCGTTGTTGTGAGATGAGAACAAGTAGTGTGTTTTTGTTTGCATAATTTAACATCTTGACTGCGTGGGTCATATCCTTTGCTTCAGCG